GGCGTCTTATATGACCGAGGACCCGGTGGAAAAAACCGCGTTCTTCCAGTCCGGTATTCTGACCCCGACTCCGTACGCCGCAGAGATTGCTCGCGGTCCGTCCAACACCGCCAACATCCCTTTCTGGAAAGCGATTGATACGTCTATCGAGCCGAACTACTCGAATGACGTGTACCAGGACATCGCAACCCCTCGTAATGTGCAGACTGGTGAGATGATGGCGCGCGTTGCCTACCTGAACGAAGGTTTTGGCCAGGCTGACCTGACTGTCGAACTGACCAGTCAGAATCCGCTGCAATCCGTGGCTTCTCGTCTGGATAACTTCTGGCAGCGCCAGGCGCAACGCCGTCTGATTGCTACCGCGCTCGGTCTGTACAACGACAACGTAGCCGCTACCGATGCTTACCATACGCAGAACGATATGGTTATCGACGTGTCCGCTACGCTTGGCTTCGACGCAGGCGCGTTCATCGACGCCACTCAGACTATGGGCGATGCTCTGATGGGTAACGGTGGCGAAGTGCTGGGCGCTATCGCGATGCACAGCTTCGTTTATGCGCAGGCGCGTAAGCAGCAGCTTATTGACTTCATCAAAGACGCCGACAACGACACCCTGTTCGCCACCTACCAGGGTTACCGTGTGATTGTTGACGACAGCATGACCGTAGTCGGTACCGGCGGCAGCCGTAAGTTCATCTCCATCATCTTCGGTAACGGCGCTATCGGTTACGGCGAAGGCAACCCGTCTAACCCGCTGGAATACGAGCGCGAAGCATCCCGCGGGAACGGCGGCGGTGTCGAAACCCTGTGGACTCGTAAGACCTGGCTGCTGCACCCACTAGGCTACAGCTTCACCAGCGCGGTAATCACCGGCAACGGCACCGAGACTGTTGCACGTTCTGCTTCCTGGCAGGACCTGGCGAACGCCTCCAACTGGAACCGTGTGGTCGACCGTAAGCACGTACCAATCGCCTTCCTGGTAACTGGTGTCGGGGCTTAAGGTTAAGATATAATCGAGAGGGACTTCGGTCCCTCTTTTCATTTACTAAGAGGTAAATTATGGCTAAGACCGGAAAAGGCTTGCCGCGCAGCCTTCAGAATGTCGACTTCGGCGACTTTGATATCCCAGTGACGCCAGCTACTACCAGCGTAGTTGGTGGAGTTAAAAAGTCAGCTACTGTAGCCGCCCCCGCGGCCATTACCGCTGGCGAAGGAGCGCAGTCCGCTGATGCCCCGACTAAGACCGAGTTCGATGCTCTTGTAGCGGAGTACAACAAACTCCGAACTGATGTTACCGCGCTGCGCACTACCGTAGCAGATCTGTTGACTGCGCTTAAAAACGCAGGAACCGTAAGCTAAAGGAGCTTAAAAATGGTTGATGTAATTAAACGTCGTATTACCGGTGTTTCTGATGAAGACTCCGATGGCCAGTTTGAAATTGACATGGAGAATATTTCTCCTGCGTCTTTCTCCACCGCACTCGCGGCTACCACCGCAGTTACGGCGGGGCAGACTATGACTCTTACCGTAGTGGTAACTGGCGGTCTGGAGCCGTATTCCTACCAGTGGTACAAAGATAACAACGCTATCGCTGGCGCAAACGCTGCTTCCTATGCGAAGGCGTCAACCACTACCGCAGATTCAGGCACGTATAAAGTGGTTGTTCACGATGTGTATGGTAATATTATCTCCAGTAGCACCGTAGCAACTGTGTCTTAATACAACGGCCCTTCGGGGCCGTAATAAGGAAAGGTCATGGCAGATAATTACGTAATCCGTGAAAAGTACACCCACGTTGATGTTGTTGACGGTCAGGTGATGCCTGTTCGCGGTGTTGTAGAAGCGGATGAACTGGTTGCAACCCAACCGGACAACGAAGAAGCGCACAACAACGGCGGTGGTGCTAAGCGCCGTCGCCGTAAGTCAGAGGAATAATTTATGCCGCTAATCGTGGAAACGGGGGCAATCGTCCCGAATGCCGACAGTTACATTAGTCTGGCTGACGCCCGCGCGTTAGCGGCTAATTATGGTCTGGAGTTGCCAGCAGACGATACTGCCGCGGAAGTAGCTCTGCGCAACGGTGCTACTTATGTCGGGCTTGCAGAACCGCAGATGTGCGGTCGTCGTGTATCCGCTGAACAGTCACTGGCGTACCCTCGCACGGGGGTAACGTTAAACGGATTCCCGGTAGCGGATAATGTTATTCCGAAACAGGTAATTCTTGCGCAGGTAATCGCCGCCGTTACGTATGGCGCAGGTACTGAGGTGCGGGCTAACTCAGATGGTCGCGCCGTGCAGACTGAGCGTGTCGAGGGAGCCGTAACAGTGACCTACTTCAACAACGGCAGCAGTGGCGCTACAACCGCGATTACCGCTGCGGACGACGCCTTACGCCCGTTACTGTGCGGCGGTCTTAACAATGGCTTCTCGTTTAACGTGTACCGGGGTTAAAAATGGCGAAGACTAAAACAGAGATGTTCGCCCTTATCGGGACAAATCTCGCGGATAATACAACCGGCGCTATAACGCCTGAGTTGTTGCGCGAGGTAAACACACAGTTAGCGGACTCCATGCTTTACGCTGCGTCAGGCGTGAAAGAGGTTGAAGTCCTCCGCGCTGTGTCTACCGTAATACAAGCGCCTACCGCTGTAGATACCGCACTGCAGTTAACTTTCGGCTCCGCTCAGGGAAGTGCATCTGACCCGGTAATGATTAATGCTGCAGGGCTTGTTACATTCAACACCGCGGGTAACTACGCCGTTCGCATCAAGTTACAGGCGGGGCGTACAGGGGCGAGTGGTACATCAATCCTTTTATCACGCATTCTCCTTAACGGCGCTCAGTACGGCTCCCCCGCAGCTACTAAACTGGTCAGCGCCGACGTAACGATTCCGATTGAATCCCGCGTCGTTATTAACCCGACAGCAGGCCAGACGTTTGCCGTTCAGATTATGCGAGATAGCTCCGGAAGCAACTATGGTGGCGTATACCCGCAAGCGGCTACTGTAACCGCATGGGGCACAGCGCCATCAGCGTTACTGGTTATCTCGAGACTGGAGGCTGCGTAATGGGCACCGCTTTCAGTAAACGTATGCAAGGCGTTGGTACACGCCTGTTAACTAAATTTGGTAGCACGGTATCTCTGGTTCGCGCTGGCTCGAAAGTGTGGGATGAAGTTCTCGGTGAGTACGTCTGGTCTGCGGATGAAGTGTTGCCGTTAAAGACGGTTCCGGTTCCGGTAAACGCGGGACTGGTAAACGGTACGACGATTCAGGCGGGCGACATGATTGTTAAAGCCGATTGCAGTGTCGTCCCTAAGATGGAAGACAAGGTGCAATTCGGAGGCGAGCAATGGTCTGTCGTAGCCATAGAGAAGAAGATGGTTAACGATGACGCCGTGACCTACTTTATTCAGGTGAGAAAATGAGTTTCGCGCTTGATGTCTCTAAGTTCGTGGAAAAGGCGAAGAAGAACCCTGAGAAGGTGATGCGTCAGGTGTCTATCAAGCTGTTTTCCGCTATCATAAAGGCAACGCCAGTCGATACCGGTCGTGCGAGAAATAACTGGTTTGCGTCGGGCAGCACTCCGTCGCGGGAGACCACCACCTACGGCGCACCGCAAGGAACCGCTACTATCCAGCGCGCTACCGCGGTTATAAATACCGCTACAGACTGGAGCGAGTTCACACTTACTAACAACCTGCCATATATACAGCGGTTGGAGTACGGTTGGTCACAACAATCGCCACAAGGCATGGTCAGGACTAACGTGTCTCGCTTCCAGCAACTCATTAGCGAAGAAGCCAACAAGGTGAAATGATGGGCTACTTTGAGGACTTAACAAAAGCGTTCGATGTGCCGCTGGTAGCCTTCGGGACCACCAACGGCATCAGGGTAGCGCTTGAAAATATCGATGCACCGACGTCAACAGATACGCCATATCTGGCAAGTTACATGTTGCTGGCTGATACGGAACAGGCAGATTTGTTCTTCACGGAACAACGCTCTGGTATTTATCAGGTCGACATTAACTACGCGTCGGTGAAAGGTAGCGCGCCAATCAATAAAATGGCAGACTTACTTAACACGGCGTTTAAAGCAGGTAAGTCATTTTCGCGTAACGACATCTGCGCCGAGGTTCAATCGGTTAGCCTGGGGCCGCTGATTGTAGAAAACGGATGGGCCAAACGACCATTGTCAATTAACTTTATTGCATTCACCAAGAGGCTGTGAATATGGCTACAACTCCTTTTAAGGGCGCGAATACCGCGCAATTCTATGTGGCGGAAACTACCCCGGGCGTAACACCTACTAACCCGGTCTGGTCGCCGTTGCGTAATACCGGCGGTGTTCCAGCGGTAACCCGCGATGCGCTTACTTCCAACGAACTTGACGGCAGCCGTGAAACTACGTCTATCCGCACCGGTAACAAACAGGTTAGCGGGGAGTACGCCATCGAACTTAGCTCCCGTAGTCAGGATGATTTCCTTGCTGGCGCGATGACTTCTACGTGGCAAGCAGGGGTAGAGATTACGGGTGCCGAAATTACGGTCGCCCCAGCAGGTAAAACATTCACCCGCGCTGCCGGTAGCTTCATTACTGACGGTGTAGAAGTTGGCGACCTGATTGCGTTCACCGACTTAACCGGCGACAACGCAAAACCGTTTATCGTTACCGCGGCTTCCGCTCTGGTAGTAACGGGCGCGGGCATTCAGCACACGCTGACCGCAGAGACTGTAACCACCGACGCTAAAACTGGCGACAAGCTGGAAACCGGTAACGCGTGTAAGACGTTCTCCATTCTGACATGGTTCAAAGGCCAGTGCGGGAACCCGGACGCGTACATGTTGACCAAAGGCGTGGAAATCTCCGGTTTCACCATTGAACAGGCTGTAAACGCGATGGTGACTGGTAGCTTCCCGTTCATTGGTCTGAGTCAGGAGATTCTTACCACCCCGCCGTCTGGCTCTGATTTCTCCCAGGTGACGTTCACCGATGAGCCGTTCTCGTCTGTAGATGTGTCTGTGTTCGACGGTTCTACGCCGTTGCGTTGCGATACTCTAACTATCACCAACGACAACGGTGCGTCCGCACAGTTCGAGCTAGGCAACAGTAGCGTCGCGTTCGTGGAGCGAGGCCGCGCAGCTAACACCTTCTCCATCTCCGGTAAGCTGTACGACATGGCTATGATTCAGAAGTTTATCAACGAACAGCAGGTAGAGATTAACTCTATTCTGGCGGGGGTAAACGGGGCTATGTCTTTCAGCCTGAAACGTGCGGAACTCACGGCGGTTACACCTGAGATTGGCGGACCTGAGTCAATCACTCAGAGCATAGAAGGACAGGCTACAGGCAACCAGTACCAGTCGTCTATCGTTATCCAGCGTATCACCTACGCATAAAACTAAGGCCCCGGAAGGGGCCTTTTTCTCACTCATCAATATTGCTTCTATACTCCCGTAACTTCTCCAGACTTTCAATTGCTTCCGCTAAGTCGGTTCCGGTGTCCTTGTGCCCACGAAGACCCATACACAGCAGCTTCTTCAATGCGTGCTGTAGTGCAGGGTCGCGGATGTCGAAGGCGCGTAGCACATCATAAACGTCTACTGTCATTGTGCTGCCGTGAGTATTTGTCATTGTGCGGTTGTATTTTGAAGTCATCCCAGCATCTCCGGTGAAATAGTTAAACGTGCGACCTCGCCGTATTCGGCGCTATAAGTAATTACATTTGCACTACGGCCCGACATCCAACCGCCTCTGGATGCGTAGGCGTCTTTGGCCGCTAAGGTGCGGTGTTGCTCAACAATCATGTTACGGCTTTCTACAATCTTTTGGTGGTGCAGGTGGCCTACGTGGGCGTAGCTATAAACGCTCTCGCCGAATGCTTTGCGGAACTTGGCAATCATAACTGGTTCGATAGCGTCGAAGCGCGCTTTATGCCCATGATGGAAGAACAGCGTCGTTTTGCCGTGTTGCACCATCTTGTAAACATCTGGCGAAGTATCGACGAACACACGAGGCTCATTGTCGTATAGCGTGCTGAACATCTCAGCTAACCAAATCATTCCGCTTTCGTCATGATTCCCTTGTACGATAAGCAAGCGAACATTTTTATGCTTAACAAGGGCCATATCGACAACACGACGTACCATACGAATCATGTAGCGTACCAGTTTCTGGTAGCGGGTATCGGCGTCAAGAACATTACCGCTTGCCGGTGTAACAGCAACCAGACTGTCGAAGTGCGCGAGGTCACCCAGCAGGTTAATAACCCCAGTTCCTGAATCCGGCGCTTTCTGAAACGCTGCATCGAACCAACGGGAGAACAAGTCTTCAGCAATCTTCATATCCCAGTCGTCGCCGCTCTCGTCGGCCCAGGCCAGCATACCGAGATGGAAATCAGATACCGTGTAAAGATTGAGTAACTTGTCGTCGCGTTTGGCGCGTGCTGCTTTAACAGGTGCGACGGGCGTAATCTCTGACTTCATGCCTTCGATTACGGCTTTCATCAATTCAACCTGACGTTCGACATCGGTGTCAGTCTTAACCCATTGCAACTTAGTGTTGCCGAACTCGTCCACCAGAGACGACGTCCCTTTAATCTTGTAGCCATCTGGCACAAGGTGGCTGACGTCCCGCCCGTGACCAACTCCTTTCTTCGCTAGTTTCGCTTTACGTATACGAATAACGCGGTCTGAGATGCCGTATTTACGGGCAATGTCGATATTCTTCATCCCGGCGTTCAATTCTTCCTGTAACTGCTCGTCGGTTATTTTCTTCCTGGCCATGCTTACTTCCTCGTGTTTAGGATTTGTCCTATTTAACCACAGTGCGTTCCTTTAAATAAAGGCAACTATTTACTTTCCGCGCCTATCGCCCATCCAGTCATCACCATTTGCAGACGGGTAGCTGTTAGCAGGCTGTAGAACGCGTCTCCGTCTTTCTCTACGGAACGCACCACGGTGTAAGTCACCGCTTGCGGAGGCAGACCAGATTTACCAACCTCTACAGCGGCCTCACACTCGCGAACGGTAGAGTCTTTAAATGCCTTTACAATAGTAGGGTCGGCTTTATCAAGCACACCAGAAGTCATAAGAACGGATTCACTAAACACCTGTTCACACGGAGACCCAAAAGTAGCAAAAGACATAAAACCAAGAGCTAACACTAATTTACGCATAATTATTTCCTCAGTAAGTTACAGGCGAATAGTACCCTATTATATTGGGGTGCGCAAGTAGTGTGCTAGAATAAGTTTGCGCCTAGTGTCGCACACGAAAAGCGGGTGGTTCCCGTCTGGCGCGTTAATCTTAACCAGTAACCTCTTAACCAAAGGATTAAAGAATGAAACTTTCTGATTTTTATTTTGCTGACCGCCATGCTGTAGGCACTAAAATGCCTATCCTTCTGCCGAGTGGTAAAGATTCCGGTGAATGGCTACAGGTTATCGGCCCCGATTGTGATGCCGGTGTTCGCGCAGGCCGCGCCTACACAACGGCAATTCGACGCCTTACGGAAGAACTTGCGCCATTAGATAAAGAGTGTGAGGCACTGAATAACTGGGCACGCTATAACGATGAGAAGGGCTGGCGGGTGATGGACCTGAACAAGCAGCTTGCCGTTGAAATCGTCACCGGTTGGTCGTTCGACGAACCTTTCCGCAAAGAGGCACTGGCTAACCTGTTCGACCAGTACAGCGGGCTGGCAGAAGCCGTAGTTAAGCACCACACCGACAGTCGTGAGAAACTTTCGGAAAAGTAAAAGCGCTGTATGAATTTGCGCAATGGTGCTTTGTCGACCGCCACAAACGTAAGCAATTCGACGACATCGCAGCAGGCCACCAGGCGGCTTTGATTGCAATGGGCGTGATTAAAGAACCGCAGATGAAAGAAGCGACGGGGCCAGAATGCCCCGTTTCTCTTATCGACGTGTTCGAGAAATACCGTGCCATTAAATTCCTACAGCGCGAAACAGATGATACTATCGTTATAATCCCGCGCGATGCGCTCAAATGGCAAGATTTGGTAGCGTTTCGCGATGTCGCCGGTTACGGCATAAGTTTGTTCGAGGCCGAGGTTATCATGGGCCTGGACGGAATATTTGAGGGCAGAGAAGATGGCTGATACGGCTTCCCTAATCGCCAGAGTAAAAACTGAAGGGGCTGACGTCGCTGCCAAACAGCTTGACGCTATGGCGGCATCTGCAGACCGGGCGGATGCATCCGTAAACAAACTAACTCCGGATGTTAATAAAGTAAACTCCGCTACGTCTAAAGCGGCCTCCGACGGTTTCGCTAAGTTCCGTAACGCCGCAGGGCAGGTTGGCTTCCAGGTGCAGGACATGGTAGTCCAGTTGCAATCCGGCACGTCTGCATTCGTAGCAATCGGGCAACAAGGTTCGCAGCTTGCGGGTGCTTTTGGCCCCGGTGGGGCGGTGCTTGGGGCTGTAATTGCTCTTGCGTCAGCAATCGGCGGTGTCCTGTACAAATCGCTAACAGAGGCGGAGGGGAGTTCAAAAGACCTCGAAGCCGCGCAGAAACAGTTAAAAGACACCTTCCAGCAAACGGCATCTGGCTCTCTCGAACTGACAGATGGCCTCATCCAGCTTACCCAAATCAGCAGAGAAGCAGCGGAGACTCAGCTTGCTCTGGCTAAGGCTAACGCAGACCTTATCGCGCAGCAAACCGCTAAAGCTGTTCGTGAAGATGCCGAATCGTGGGAAACATGGAAAGCCTCCACTGCATCAGCTATTAGCCAGTACGATGCATTGGTTTCTAAGGGTGCTGATGTAGGCGACACTTTAGAAAAACTCGGGGGAACCTACGAGGGTAACATCGTAGGCGTCAACATGCTGGCGCAGAATATCGCAGAGCTTAGCAGTAAGTTTGGGGTTAACCGTGACCAGGCGCTGGAGATGATAGCGGCACAGAGCGCGTTTAATAAAGAGCCGACCGCTGAGAATGCTCGTCGCATCGCCGATGTGTTTACCGACTGGCTGGGCAACACAAAACAGCTGAACCCGGAACTTATCCGCCTGACCGACAATGCCAACAAGAATGCTACGGCACTGGAGAACGCTGAGAAGTCGGCAAACGCTGCGGCGGAGGCCCAAAAGAATCTCGGTCGTAACGTCAACTCAACGACGCAGAGATTCCAGGAACAGAACGAAGCTATCGTTAAGAACCAGCAAATCGCCATCTTAAGCGACCGCGAGCGTATCCGGGCACAAGCTGAACTTGATAAGCAGGCGTTTGCTAAACGTGAAGCTGTCACCAAAGAACAGATAGCCGCGTATAACGCTGCCCGTGACACGGAAGCACAGCAAGACATCGCTCGCATCGACGCTACCGAAAAAGCGAAGGCAGACCGCGAGGCTAAATCGAACGAGAAACGTCTGGCGGCACAAGCCAAACGCGAAGAAACCGCAGCTGAACGGCAGAAAAAAGCAGCGGAAGATTTCCTTGCTACTGTCGACCGCACAACTGGAGACGAAATTTCACGTATCACAGCGGCAGAAGAACAGAAACTGGCGAAACTTGAAGAATTCAACCGCGCCGGAACTATAAGCCAGCAGCAGTATGAAAACGCCAAGACGCAGATTATGCTCTCTGCTGAACAGGCCCGCCAGGAAGAACTGGATAAGATAAGAAAAGAGCAGCAGGAAAAGCAGCAGAAAGGCGACGACTTCATGGCTCAGATTATGGGTCAGAATGCTGCTGAGCTTGAGCTTCTGGAAATACAACAGTCCCAAAAAGCGAGAATCCTCTCAAAATACATGGCTGACGGCATAATTAACGCCGAGCAGTACCAGATGGCGCTCCTGGCTCTGGATGAACAGTATTCAATGAAGCGTGCCAAAGCCACCGGGGATGCCTTCGGTGACATGGCGGCTAATGCTAAAACTGCATTTGGCGAGGCGTCCACCGCGTATAAAGCCTTCGCTATAGCTCAGGCCACAATCGCCACGTACACCTCCGCCATTGAGGCGTATAAGTCCACAGCAGCGATACCGGTTGTGGGGCCATTCCTGGCACCGGTTGCCGCCGCCGCCGCCGTAGCCGCCGGTATGGCTAACATAGGTAAGATTCGTTCCGCACGTGAACAGGGTGGGCAGCTATCAGCAGGCCAGATGTCTACTATCGCTGAACGCGGTAAACCAGAAGTTATCATGCCAGCGGGTGCATCGCGCGTACGAACCGCGCAGCAGATGAAAGAGATTATGGGTCAAAACGGCGGCCCGTCCGGCGGTGATAATGTCACCATCGTCAATAATACCACTGGCCGTGTGGATTCCGCCGTAACAGAACGTGATGACGAGGGGCGTTTACGTATTATAATCAGTGAAACAGTAGCGTCGCAGTTACAGGATAACAACTCACCGATTTCTAAAGCTCGCCGCTCTACTCGCGGTCAGCCGGGGTATTAATTAATGAGCGATTTGAGATTCCCTATGTCCCTTCGCCCGATAGTGTCGAAGGGGTACTCCCAGACCAGGGGGAGTAATATCTGGCGCACCGAGGTTCAGGGTGGCTTACCTCGTCAGGGGCGAGACACGTACTTCGAACCGGTTCCTATTAGCGTTACGCTCGTCGTGTCTTCTCTCGGGCGTCAGGCGTTTTATAGCTTCCTGAACAACATCGACGGCGGGGCGTCCTCGTTTATCATGCCTCATGATACCGGGTTAGGTATCGAGGACCACCAGGTACTCATCACATCGACGATTAGCGACAGCACCGACGACGGCAAGAACTGGGTAATTACGTTCACCGCAACAGCAGAACGCACAGCGATTCAGGAAGATACATGTCTTACGAAGAATCTGCCTGATTTGTTCGGTTGTTATGGTGATTGCTTAGGCGGTTTCCTTAAAGCATACGGAGCTGCACAATCAACGTTTCCACGAATTTGGGACCCGATGCAATCATGAGTAGAAGCAAAGAATTAGTTAACGCCCATATGCGAGGGTGGTTTAATTATTGCCGTCTGCATAGCGATATAGAACGCGCATACCGCAGCGTTAAGAGAGTATATAAATGAGTCAGGAATCAGTAGAAGCAGCATATCGCCGTAAACTGGCATCTAACCCAGACGGCGAACTGGATTACATTACTCTTGAAATAACGCACCCGCTTCTCTCGAAGCGGTGGTTGCTCGTGCGCGGCACGTCTGACATTACAGCTACGCTTGAGACTGGCGAAACCGTTACGTTCGAAGCTACCCCTATGGATGCCAAGAACGCCGCGAACAATAACGACATGGACCAGACAGCATCATTCTCACTGCCGGATGTTCTTAACATTCTCGATGAAGAGATGGACCGCATCCCTTACAGCAACACAGAGTTGCCTAAATTCATCTTCCGCCGTTACGTAAGCACCGACCTGTCGTGCCCATGCGATGGCCCGGTGGTATACGAGTTGCAGACTTTGACGCAAGAAAAAGGCGTGTTCACCGCAGAGACCGGAACGCCTATGCTAAACCAAAGGCAGACAGGAATCCTGATGACGCCGGAAGAGATACCGCTGTTGCGTGGAGTGCTTTTGTCATGAGTATCACGGACTATACGGGCCTTCCTTATGACTTTCGTCGTTACAATTGTTGGCATCACGTGCGCAGGGTACGCGGCGATGTCGGCCTATCTACCCCGACTTTCGACGTAACATCCCCAACGGCTATAGACGCGGCGTTTGACGCGGGTCACTCAAACCCAAAAGGTCTGGAACGTGCCACCAGTCCACAGAATTACGACGCGGTATTGCTTGGTACTTATCACAGGGGGCGTGTAGTGTGGCACGCAGGCGTGTATTATGACGGTATGGTAAGCCACTGTGAGTTAGCGTCCAGACAAGTGCGCCTCGACCGCCTGGACGATTTACGCGACACATATCAGGAGATTGAATTTTGGCGATAGTCATCCACTACACCCGCAACGAAGACGGGACGTTCTCGCAAAAACGGCATAACGACTCGCCGCTGAATTTCGTTGTAAACCATATTCCGGATGGTGTGCCGTTTCGCGTTTTCCTCGAAGAGATAGGAGAGGATAACGACGTAACAGAAGATTTTGACGCATTAAAACAGGATGCCGTTTTCCACATCCTGGAGGGGGCTGGGGGTGGCGCTATCAAGGGTGTGATGAAAGTGTTCAGCATAATCCTTAAACCGCTGGCTAAATTACTCACACCGTCAACAAAGGGCGCGTCTAACAATCTCGCTAACCAGCAAGCAGACTCTCCGAACAACAGCCTGACAGACCGGAATAACAAGGCCCGCCCATACGAGCGAACTTATGACATCTGCGGCAGAGTTCAGACCATCCCTAACGACCTTATGACCACTTACAAGGTGTTCAACGCCGCGGGTACGGTAGTGGAATACGGCTACTATGATGCGGGCCGAGGTTATCTGGATATTAAACCGGAAGATGTAACAGACGGGGACACTCGTGTGCAGGAAATCACAGGCACTTCCGTAGAAATATACGCACCGTTCACGTCACCGAATAACACTAGCACCCCACAACTACGCATCGGCGACCATATTGACCAGGGGCTTTATATCACCGTGGCGTCTAACGAAGTAGACGGTGTTGTACTTAAGGCTCAGAACGACGTTCAGGTTAACGCGGGTCTGTTTACTATACAGCGCTCTGGTTCAACCGGTATAGTTACCGGGCCGGACGCGGGATTTTATGATGTTCTTTCTGTCGGTCAGATAGCGTTCTTTGATGGTGTATTCGCGGATACAACTCCAGGTGGCCTTGGCGGCGAGGTAAATCTTTCCGGGTATTACCCAGTTATTTCTGTTAGCGACACTACTCTGGCGGTTGATATTTCTAACAACCAGTCACAATGGGATTTAATAGGTACAACGGCGTACCCCATAGATAACGTTCAGGGTAAACATCTGATTGGTCCCCAGGACACTTATACCGCAAGTCTTACCGACTGGGCCTACATCAACCGCATAAACGTAGAACGAGTGGTAACTAACGTTGCCGCGGCAAACGGCATGTACAAGGACAACGGCAAGAATAAAACACGGGCGTCTGTTGTCGTTGAAATGCAGTACCAGCTGCTGGATGTTGACGGACAACCGTATGGCCCAGTGTACACAAAACAAGGAACAGTTACAGGCCGTAGTCAGGATTACACTGGCGTTACAATATACGCCAACCTATCCACCCCTTCTAAAGTACGCGTGCGTATGCGCCGTGTTACTAATCTGGACCTTGATTTCGAGGGTACAGTTGTCGATGAGGTTACTTACGTAAACCTCTACGGACAGTCAATAGACAGAACGCCACATTACGGCAACCGTACAACAGTGCATTCCGCCCGTAAGCAGACACCCCGCGCCGCAGAGGTTAAACAGCCTCAATTGCGCATGGTTGCTACCGAGATGGTGTACAAGTACCTAGGTAACGGTGTTTTTGATACAGTTATGACACCTAATACACAGGCAGTGCAGTCCCTGATACGGCTTGCTCGCGACCCGGTTGTAGGAAACATCAATCTCACCACGGCTAACATGGATAAGTTGCTGGCCACACAGGATGAGATTGAAAGTTATTTCGGGGACGCCGAGGCTGGGCAATTCTGCTACACATTCGATGATTACAAAACTACTATGCAGGACATAGTAACTACGATAGCGGAAGCAATTTTCTGCACCCCATACCGTAGAGGTGCCGATATTCTTCTGGATTTCGAACGCCCTCGCATGGGGCCCGAGATGGTGTTCACGCATCGTAGCAAAACCACAGCTTCGGAGAAGTGGACACGCACATTCAACGACGCTCAGGTATACGATAGTCTCAAGTTCTCCTACATTGACCCCGATACCAACGTAAAAGAGACTATCAGCATACCAGCAGAAGGAGGAGTCAATACTGAAACGTATGACTCTAAAGGGATTCGAAATTATAGGCAGGCGTACTGGGCCGCATACCGCCGCTACCAGAAAAACCTGTTGAAAAAGGTGACCGTATCATTCACGGCGACAGAAGAAGGGATTTTTGCAATGCCTGGGCGTGCGGTAAGTGTGGTAAAAGGTTCGCGTATGGCCCCGCAAGATGGCTATGTTGTTGCCGTTAATGGGCTTGCGCTGACGCTATCACAACCTGTTACATTTACCCCCGGAGACGACCACTCATTGATTCTTAAGAGGCGAGATGGCGGAGTTCAGAGCGTCGCGGTGGTTCCTGGGGGACACGACCGCGAGGTGATTATGTTATCCGCACCTCAAGAAGCAATTTATGTGGGGAATAGCGCGCTAAAAACTGAGTTTTCATTCGGCAACGAAGCAAGGCATAATGCTCAGATGATTCTTGTTTCTACCGTTGACCCAGGAGACGACAGAACAGTTAAGATTACCGGGATTAACTACGAAGCAGATTTCTATAAATACGACGGCGTCGCGCCTTTTGGTAGCGGTTTCTCCGGCGGATTCAGCAACGGTTTTAATTAAAGAGGACTCTATATGTCAAGCGGATGCGGTGACGTTTTAAGCCTGGCGGATTTACAAACCGCCAAGAAACACCAGATTTTCGAAGCCGAGGTTATCACAGGTAAATCTGGCGGTGTCGCAGGTGGTGCGGATATCGATTACGCGACTAATCAGGTCACTGGGCAGACGCAGAAGACGCTCCCTGCTGTGTTGCGTGACGCTGGTTTTTCTCCGGTGTCATGGGACTTTTCCACTGGCGGCACGTTAACAGTTAATGACCGCGACAAAGTAGTGTACGACCCTGTAAGTAAAACATGGTACTCCTATGCGGGAACACTTCCAGTTACCGTTCCGGCGGGATTTAACCCGGTAGGAAACGCTGACTGGAAGCCGCAGACAGACCCGGATTTACGTTCGGATTTAGCCGACACGTCGGAAGACCAACTCGGTGATAAACTTATCGGGGTAAAGCAGCCATTCACGGGGGCCAGAAGTCGCACCCAGCACGATAAAAATAAAGATGTAATCAGTGTTGCAGATTTTGAAGGATTTGACCCTACTGGTGCAACGGACAGCAGCGCCGCATTTAATGCAGCACTACAAGCCGCGAAACTAAATAGTTATTCTTCCAATACCGTAGTCGTACCAGCCGGTGTATTCCTGGTTAAAGATGTTGTGCTGGATAGCCCGGTAAACCTTGTAGGCGCAGGTAAGTTAAATACCACTTTCCGACCTGTAGCCGATGGTGATACGTGTTTCAGTGTAACTTCTACTTTTGCACGTATATCAGGGATAACTATTCAATCAAACGAAGGAACATCCTCTAACTCCACGGGGATCTCAATTGAAAACCATCTTAACACTGTAGATGATTGCTCTTTTGCGTTTTTGAAACATTGCATAATTGCCCCGAGAGGAAATGGGGCCGGAGAGCTTAATATCCGATTCAACCGCTTTGCCGCGTCACAATTTGGAGTTGCTTTATTAGGCGGGAATATAAACACGCGATTCCTTCAAAACACTTATAGTGACTGTACTATCGGCGTTCAGATTACCGAAGACACTGCTCAAATCACAACGGTAACGGAGGGGATCCTTTTTTCTGGCGACAGATTTTACTCCTGCGGCGACTACGCTACAGACGCCGCAGCTATTGAGATTATCGGGACGCGTTGGACTTGGCTTGATAACGTAATGTCAGACCTGGCAAAAGGTAATGCTCTCCGTATTACAGATGCAAGCTACGTACGTATGACCGGGGGCTACTACTCTTCAAACCATTCCACCAATAAATCATGTATTGTTATTCGTGGTGACTCTCCTGAGTTTTCTGCTTCCGATGTAATCGTATCTGACAGCCGTAACTTCGGTGTTGAGGTCACTAAGTACAACAGTAAGGCACCTCTGAGAGCTAATTTTACTGGTTGCCTGTTCCAGTTTAATGATATTGATTCCGCTCAGAATGGTGATATGGTGGTCGACTCTACGCTCGGAGTGATGCTTAATAATTGCATATTGAAAAGTAACAAGGCAAACGGGCTTTTCGTCATCGACAACTTGTCAGGTGGTAGCTCCGTACTGGCAGATAAGTGCTCTTTTCTTGGTGGCGGGGCTGTAGGTGGAGGCACTTGTTCCATCGTAAACAGAAACAGCCCAACACACCCGGAAGAACAACGCGGGGTGGCTACGATAGGAAGTGGAGCTGAAAACGTATCGGTTACTTTGAGTATAAAACCACTAATAGCAGGGAAAACTATCGCAGTTCTCACCACCCCAGCATCCGGGACGGATGTTATAAACGGTGGGGCTACGTCCTCAACTCTTGTGTTTGGGAGGTCTGGGACTTCTGGCGATGTTGTCGTGTCTTACCATGCATTTGCTGTATAAAGAAAACTAAGGCCCCAAAAGGGGCCTTTTCTCTACTCTTCCGATAACTTCTCCAGTACAAACGCCAGTTGCGCATTAGCGGCGTCTCTTTGCTGCCGTAGTCGTAGAACCTCCTCTTCTAGTTCCTTGATACGTTTTTGCAATGCTGGAATCGGGGCTGTGATGTTCATTTAGAAATTCTCCATACAGTCGGTACTAGAGCCAAGAAACGTCCAAGTCGCGTTTTATTCTTACATTGTATTAAATCCCAGTTAATAAACTTTATTTTTGCGGTATTTTCGGCTGTCGCGCCTGGGTCAGAAGACCATAATACCGCCGCTTTTTCTCTGCGATTCGCTATGTACACACCGCCACTGCCGTCTATTGTTACTTCTTTAGCCAAATGTTGTTTGATCTTCATTTCTTACCTCGTCTCTTCATATAATTAAGCAGCTCTTCCTGTACCGATTTCTTCTCGTCCGTACGCGCGGCAACAACCTCATCCAGTGTGTCTTTAGCAACGATGTGATAGAGGAACACCGGGCGCTCGTGGCCCGCCTGTTTCTGGCGTACCGGGCCTATACGTTCAACGACCTGCAAATAGTGCTCAAGGTTCCAGCCTTGCGAAATAAACGCCAGATGGTGTCCTCCGTCCTGTAAATTCAAACCATGCCCGGCTGACGCGGGGTGGACGCATAAGATTTCAATTTCACCACGGTTCCACGCTTCCATCTGCTTATTGCCCTTAGCACCTTTTGCAAACGCCTGGGCCTGCGGGAAACGTTTCAGGATGCGTTCCAGTTCGTGCTTGAACTGATAAGCCACAAGCAACGGCGCACCCTGCAACTCCTCAACAATCGACTCGAGCGCATCCAGTTTCGTGTCGTGCACTTTCTCCCAGTCTTTGGTTGCTTCTCCGTCTGGCCCTGATACATACACGGCGCCGGATGCAATCTGCAGACACTTCGACGTCTTCGCCGCAGCGTTAGCCGCTTCAACTTCTCCGCTCTCCAGTTCCGCGAATAGCTTCTCCTCCATATCGATGTACGCCTGACGCGCTTTCTTCGGCAGATCAATTTCCACCGGCACAATAATCGGCGCTTCGCAACCAAACCACTCGGCGGCGTCAATCGTGAGACTAATGTCCTTCATCTTCTGGTGAATCTCATTATCCGCACCTGGGCGCGCATGATACTCACGCGCCATCGCGGATTTGCCTTTCTGCACCGAGTTAAACCATCGGTCGGTGAATGCGGTATATGAAGAACCCAGGCGCTCGCCAGCGTCGATAAACCAGTTCTGGCCCCACAAGTCTTTGAGGCCGTTTGGTGATGGTGTGCCGGTGAGGTTAATAAATCGCTTAACCTTACCGAACGCCACTTTGCTTAGCGCCTTTGCACGCTTGCTACCCCCTGAACGGCTGCGGAACGATTTCAGCTTCGTGCTTTCATCAGCAACGATAACCGTAAAAGGCCAGTCGTCTTTGCCGTAGTAGTCAATCAACCACTCTATAACTTCGTAGTTAGTGCACACCACGTTAGCGTCTGACTCCAGCGCCGCGATGCGACGCTTCTCTGAACCGGTCGCATCGACGACACTCAGACACGGGAATTGCCATTTCCCTTGTTCTGCAGGCCACGTACCCGACGCAACTCGCAGCGGGGCCAGGATTAACACGCGGTCGTCGTCCGTAAGCTGCCCGTTGCGAAACAGTCGGTTTAATGCCCACAGTACGCTGCCAGTCTTCCCGGCGCCCATGCTCGCCCAAATATTACAGCGATGGTGTCGCAACATGAACGAGGTCATGAGCTTCTGGTACTCGCGCCTTTGAAACTTACTCATTTACCGCCCCCATGAACGCCTTTATAAATTCAGCGGCTACTTGCGGGACGATGGCATTGCCGTAACCGCGCAATCGTCCCACTCTGGCAGGTATCCCATTAGCCAGCGGGAATGTGCCGGGTTCAACTGGCCTGAATTTTCCATCCCGGCATCCGAGCCAGTCAGCATCTGACCAGAAGCCGTGGTGCGGATTGGTTGTGCTATTTTCAGCCCCTGCTCCGTTGAGTAGTCCAGCCTGTCGAATGTTCTGTCCTTCCCGTCCTTGCGAATCACTGTCTCTCCGCTCCCTTTGTAATCGTTCGCTGTCGGTGTCGGCCAGTTGGTACGCACCAAAGAAGAGTCGCTCTCTTTTATGCGGTGCGCCGATGCTACAAGCTGGGAGTACGGCAAACCCGACGGCGTAGTCTTCTCCTTCCAGATGAGCTTGTAAATCGCACATCCACGATTTTGCAATTGCTGGCGCAACCTGTTCCCCAAAGATGACTGGAGGGCGGCACTCGCTGATGAGGTTGAGGAAGACTGTCGCGAGGTGTCTCGGGTCGAACTGTCCGAGTTGTTTTCCTGCTGCACTAAACGGTTGGCAAGGCGGGCTTCCCGTCCAGAGAGGCGTATCTTCCGAAACTCCCGCAAGTCTGAGCGCGAGAGGCCAGCCGCCGATGCCAGCAAAAAAAATGACACTGGGTGAACCCGTCAAGGTCTTCTGGCTTAACTTCGGTAATGCTTCTTTCATCTACGACCCCAAAAGGTATTTGACCCTGTTTTATTAATTCACGCAGCCACGCAGCAGCGCCTTTATCCCATTCATTGTAATAGTTCATTTTGCCACCAGTACCAATTCCTTCCGCCCGAACGCCGTGACGTTACCGGTTACATCTTCTATAACCAGTTTACCATTCGACTCGACGAACACCGTATCAACGGCAACAGGACGACGTGTCTTAACGTTGAAAATCATGTCACCCGGTACGATGTCACGTGCTGGTTTGCGGTCGTATTCGTGTTTCATTTCTCAATTCCTTATAGTTAAGGCTCCGAAGGGCCTGTATTAGTTAGATAATTCGGCTTGAACTTGCTTAATAAGTTCGCCAGCCGTTGTAAAGTCTACAGACAGCCCTTTAGCTACGTCTTCCGTAAGCACCTTGCGGCCAACTGACCCGAAACCCAGGATACGGTTTACTTCCGAAACCTTCATAGACCATGAGTAATTAGCTGACGCTCCTGTGTATTTACCGACGCGGACAGATGAATCGATTGAACCGAGAATCATGGTGTTTACTGACAGTTGAAGTTCGATAGCCATTTTATAATTCCTTATATTGTTGGGGTATGTGCTTACTATAATAGTCTGCTATTAGGGTGTCAACCTGTTTTATCGACCCGACGACAAAAACATTTGCACCACGTTTACGCATACGCGCATGCTCTCGTAACTGGTGGGGGTCTGGCTTCGTGTTCTCGTCTTTCTTAACCTCGACAAACCAGATGATGCCGCCAGGGAGAATTACCAGCAGGTCAGGAGCACCAGAACGTCCTTCGTAGGAAAGTTTACGAACGAGGCCCCCCAGGGCCTCGAATCGCTCTTTTGTGTATTTCTGTACACGGCCCTCTTTAGTCATGACCGCAGAATCCAGGTAAGGAAAGCCCCACCGAGAACGGCAACGCCAACAAACTTAAAGAACAGGCCATAACAGAACATCGCGGCTATTCCAGCACCGAGCAACAGTGCGAGCATGGTTACTATCGTCCAAAATACAAACATTGTCATAACAACGGCTCCTCATCTGGGTTGCGCAGGAAGTACGCTTGATAGATGTCGTGTTCCGTGTAGTAAACACCTTTGTGCGTACATCCTGAACAAACGTCACTAAAGAACCCATCTCCCATTACCATGATAAATTCCCATTCTGGCATATCCACTAACGCGGCTAGTTTCTTGCTAAATGGTTTGTTACTCATAATACACACCCCTCACGTTTCGTATACTCAATCCCGCAACGCGGACAGATTCGACAGTCTTCTTCGTATAACCAGTAAATTTTCATTCCAGCACCCACAGATAAATTGCGATGAACATGCCCAGTACGGTGACAATCATGCCGTATTGACCCTCGTGACAGTAGACACCGGCGGCAAATCCCGCCAGTACCGCGATAATCAGTTTACTTAGCATAACGTTTTAACTCCTGACCTTCCGCTACAAGAGGGAACCCCTCCGCCCATTCTGGTAATTCACACATCAACCGCTCAAGCTCAGCAACATTGTATTCTGGTAAATCCGGTGTCTCGCAGATAATCTCATCGTGCACGTGAAGTACAATCGGGTAGCCGTTGGCTTCTACGTTCAGCAGAGCATTAGCCAGCAAATCGCGACACAGCGCCTGGGTGCAGTTTTCCACCAGTTTACCGGAGTAGGTGTACTGAAAGCCCCACTGACGTGTTAACTGGTTCTCTCCCTGGTATTTGATGCGCACGTTAGTAGACACCTTCCCTTCTTCGTCTGTCTCTTTTGATACGCTTAACCCGACTCCGGGGTAAGACATAACGCGACCTGACGGCAGCGTCATGCGCAACCACCAGCCCGCGACTTTGTTGCCGTTGTTGTCTGTTTCTACGTTACGCGAAAACTTAACGCCGCGCGGACCTGCGGTGAACTCTTTACCGGGATTACGGATAGCCGCCATAGCCGCATCTTCAATGTCACGCCAGAATTGAACTATTGCAGGATTAGCTTCTCGGTACATGCGTTTCAGAGCGTCACATGTTCTCCATACTTTCTTATCAAGTATATATGATGGTCGGTCATCCTTTTCACCAGGACGTGGCGGTCGCTTGGCCTCCTGGATACGCGCCCACTCATACCCACGCGCGGTAGCAGCCCATATATGGTCGGGGAAAGTACCGTCTAAAGTTCTGGTCATATCGTTCAAATCAAGACCTAAGTTTTTAGCAAACGTTACGAAAGCACCGACACCCCCCGCGTAGCCGAGGCCCAGAACCATTGCTTTGGCTATTTGTCTTTGGTCCTTTGTTACATCCTCATAGGCAACGTTGAACACCGTTGATGCGAGTTTTTTATACACATCAACCCCGTTTACAAATACTTCGATTAAATCGTCTTCACCAGCCAGCCACGCAAGCCCACGGCCTTCAACGTTAGAGTAGTCGGCAACAACAAACTTATGCCCAGCTTCCGGTATGATGCAACTACGCACCGTCGATGCCGTTAGCTTAGCTACATCAAAACGGCGATGCGCACGGCCTTTAAGTAGCGCGGAAATACCTTTATCCAGTTCCTCATCGTGGTAGTAACCGCGCGCCAGGTTCTGCGGCTGGAAGCCTTTACCGGCAAATCGTAACGTACGCTTTGCTCCACCATACTGGATGCAACCACGGCGCCGGTCGTCCGAAGAGCGACCCAACAGCAGCGGATTATATTTCGTTGATGCCGTGGACGCGGCCCCGAGGCGCATTTCGATAATCGTGCGGGCGTCGTCCGGTAAATCATCATCCGCTAGCAGGTCATTCAGCGTTGACTTCTGCGCATTGTGGATGCGGTGCGCTGGCGCAAGTTCACGCAGAATCGGCAGAAAGTCTTTACCAGTAAGTGAGCCGCCGTATTTGCGTTGGGCTTCTTCCTGTAACTGTGCCTTGTGCTTCTCCACGGCTTCAATCGCTGCTTCTGCCAGTGCAACGTCAACCTTAAACCCGCGGTCGTTGATTAACTGGTCCAGTTCCAGCACACGGTCTTCGAACTCGGAGTTACCCCACCGCGGCAGTTTATGGAAGACTTCACGCATCGCGGTGATGTCGCTAATGGCGTACTTGATGAACAGCGCCCACTCGTCTGGGTGCGTTTCGGAGGTATAACGGCGGATTTTGTAGTTCTTAGGCGTCGGTTTAGAGAAACGCTGAATCAGCGCCTTGCCGCGTTTATCTTTCGCGTTGTCGGCGGATACACCCAGCACTTCGCACAACGCATCAAGTGAACCCGGCAACGCGTGGCGAAACGCCCAAATCATCGTATCAATGGTGTTGCTTACCGGAATATCAAAGCCCCAGCAGTGTTTCATGATGAGCCTATCGAAAAGTCCACCGTTATGCCACACCATCTTAATACGGCTGTTCGGCTTCACCAGACGGCGTAGCGCTCGGTGCAAATCGCCCGGCATGTCGCTGCCGTCGGTGCAGTCCCACACCTGCACAGGCTCGTCATCAAAAGCATAGGTACAGATTAGCACTTCGGTAGTTGGATGTTCGGCGTAAGCGTAGGAACCGACTTTCTTTAAATCGGCTTCGGAGAATGTTTCAAAGTCTAAGTAAAGCAATGTATTCATAATCTGTACCACGTCTGATAGTCTGCTTCTGTGAGATAGTCGTCGCGTTCTTGTTTCTTGTTTTTGCCGCGTTCTATGATTTCTGCCCAAGTCCGGTCTGGGTCTGTGTCTTCTATTAAATGTTTATGCTCCTCGCATGCATAGTGTTTATACCAGTCTCGTACACCGTAAGCTGGAGGGTATTTAGTCATCCAAATTGCTCTAACTTTTTTACCTTCTGCCTTACAAAATTTGCAGTATGTGATGCGTCTGTATCTCTTAAGTTCCGCTGCCATTATTTTCGACCCTTAGTAAAAAGGCCCAATGAAGGGCCTTAGTTAAATTGATTCAGATATTAACGGCGACGACGTTCACGGCGCGGTGCTTCATCTTCTTCGTCGTCTTCCAGGTCATTGACGCTTGCAGCGACTTTAGAACCACCAAACGCTTTACCTTCACCAATGTATTTAATTCCCAGTAGTTTAACCCCGAGGACTTTATATTTCTGGCTAAACCAGATTTCAACACTTACGTTAGCGACGCATCCGCTGTAAACCTGTTCGCCTTCAATCTGTTCGCCGTCTACATTGAAGTCCTGTTCTACCTGAGTCTCACCTTTTTTAGAGGTTATAATCAGCGGCTGTTTCTGTGCCTTCGCTTTGAAGTAGAAACCTTCCGGGAAGTCTTCAAACGGATTGTCGCGCTCGGCAATGTCTTTAATAGCGCATTTATCCATGTGCTTACCTTCGCCGTAGTTGGACCTCATCCACTTCTCAGCAGCGGCTGCGCCTAAGGCTTCTTCAACTACAGCGTAAACGGTGTCGTAGAGCGCATCGATTTGAGCATGGTCAGGTGGCAGGATGATAGTTGCGCTGTACTGGCCTTTAGTGATTGAGCCATCATCGTTTTCACGGTCTTTTTCGCGTTCAAATACGTTAACCCAAGCAGTGTTTACTTTACGCAGATTTAATGTCAGTCCCATTTGATTTCTCGCTTTTCAGTTTACTCCGGGAAGCTGCCCGGCCAGTGATTAGAACTATAATAGCCAACTATTCAGGTGTCAACACTTTATTTAAGTTTCTTCGGGACCACCTTATAAATATATGGCTGCACCGCCTCATGCTTCGAGTTCTTCTCTTCTGCAATTTTGTCGGCGTCGGCGCGTTTAGCGTGAACAGAAATAATATCAAGTTCTTGAATAGAATATCGGCGGTGGTACCGCGTGAGAATATAAACCATCATTCTAAATCCTCCTCTGTCACCTGATTCCACTCAGGACGTTTGTCGTCTGACGTTGCGACACATGGTGTACCCGGCTTACGGGTAATGAAGTCTTTCAGTTCTTCTTCCGGTATTACTTTAACAGCTTCGGTAGGTGACATGAGCACTTCTTTAGTCAGCTTGTCGCCGTAGAGTTCTGCTACTTTATCCGCGTCTTTCCACGCGCGATTACCGGGACGGCCTTCAACCAGTTTGTACCCCGGAACTTTCTTACCGGAATGCAACGCGGCAGCCATAGCTTTCTCAACCTTGTCGATGTGCTGACACAACAACGGCAACTTCTCATACTCAGTTACGAGTTGCTCCGGCGTCAGTTCCAGTGCAAAATCGTCCTCCAGTTCTTCCGCCAGTACCGCGTTAATGGTTTTTGTACGCGCTGCACACTGCTCCGAGAAACGACACCACTGGCAACCATCGACTGACGGCCTGAAGTCCGACGCTTTCAGGTTCTTCTTGCCTCGGAAATACGCATCAAGCGCTAACAGTGCGCGTTTCTGTGCGAACTTGGCGAACAGTTCCAGACCTTCAACCGAGATGTCCCACTCCGACGCACCACCGGCATACGGCTGGAAGATGACCAGACGAACAACTGTGATGTTATAACGTCTCTTGAGTCGACGATAAACACCGAGAGCGTAGAGCATAAGCTGCTTGTTTTCCTTCGCTTCGACACGATGCCGTCCAGTTTTAAGGTCGCCGATGATAAGCATGTGCTCGTCGGTGTTAGCCAGTTCCTGAACGGCAACAAGGTCAGCAGTTCCGAAGGTCTCAACGCCTTCGTAACCAGGGTGTAGCACCTCAGTAAGATTGACGCGCATTTCCAGCTTGGCGTAAGTCGCTACGTCGATAATCGGTTTGCAGTAGTCAGTGTACTTGCGCACCTGCTCAATCATGTCAGCCGTAATCAGTACCGCGCCTTTCATCGGGCTGATTAGCGCCTTAATCTGGCCTTTGCCTTCATCCAGCACGTAAGCACCGACTTCGCGCTCTAACGGCAACGCAGTGCCTTTGATGTATTGGTTTAGATGCATCTCGGCTATGGTGTGCATAGCCGTACCTAATACCGCGGCTTTGCCAGACGTATTAGGAATATCCTTTTCGCAGGCCAGTGATGCGCTGCACGTAAGCCACTTTTTAGCCCCAGACGGTGACAGTAAGGCGTGTACATCGTTATTGCCGCCACGTTCTTTTAGAATCATCGTACCGCCTCCAAATACAAGTTTAATGCCTGTAACTGTTCTTCTGTGGGAATGAAAGAATCATCACGATGTAAGTCACTTAACTGTTGCAACATTCCTGCGAACTGTCGTCTTGCGTCAATTGACTCCATGTGATGCTTTTCACTTTTATATATTAAGGTTTTCGGGTAATCCTCAAGCCTGCCAGACGATTTATTCACGCGGAGCGCGCGAGCCTCATGCGCAATGTGTATATACTTTTTTCCGTTTTGTAGCACAGTAGCTACGCCGCTGTTCTTTCTGCGGTCGCCGACCGTGTAAACCTTGTCGCCACTTCGCAGATTAAGCCACCATTTATCGGTCATTCCGTAATCTCCTCAATCCATGCGTAGTCGAAACTGCCAGCGTCAAGTTCGTGTATCATATTCTCAGCCTCTGCGGATGTAAGGTATCTACTGTGTTCGTACTCTTCCTCACCGATTGAATACATAATTACAAACATACCCTGTTCTCCCACTGGTCGATTAAATGCCGTGTCTTATGTTCGCAGTGCATAGCCCACCCATACATCGACTCGAAGACATAAAAGTCAGGTTTGGCAAAAGTCGTGCGCTTAATCTGCGACAAGTGACGGCCTATATCCTTAGGCCGCGGTACTTTACCCAAGTACGCCATCTCTTCCATCTGGTGAGCACCGGACGGCGCACGTAATAGCCATAGCGCCTCTGTGTTATCCCGCCTGTCTACGGCCTGGTAGAGTTGGTAAATCATTTCTTTACCTCCTGCATTTCAAGGAAGACAATCATTGCTGCGCGTAGGGGATTTGCACCAATAACACATGAGTCGTCTACATAAATCATACTGGTGGCGTCTCCGGTAATACCGTCAATAACCGCATTATCCGGTAAAGCGATCCATTCTAAATCTGTAGCTACAATCGAGATATTGTTACCGTGGATAACAGGCCATGCGTCCTCTATTCGATTACAATAATCAACTGCTCCAGAAGCTAATTCCATCTGATGCCCTCGCGAAACATCTCCGTATAGTGCGCGGCTGACACGTGCATTAATTTCTATGTCTGTTAAATTTTCGTAGTTCATAATTCCGACCCTCAGTTAAAGCGGCCCGAAGGCCGCGTGATAGTTATTCTTCTTCGAAATACTTGTTCTTGATTGCCGTAAGGCGTTCCAGATACTCGGCCAGGTCTTCATCTTTAATCGCGGCAATCTTCATCTTCTTACCGGTGAACTCTCCCAGCAGTTCATCGGAATCATCGCACGCAGCATCGCTCGGACCTTCGTTAATTGCATCGTCGATAGCCTGAATCTGGTCGCGCAGAGACTTATAATCAACTTCTTCCTTCTCTTCTTCCGGTTCTGGCGTCGGTTCCTCTACTTTAGCTTTACGCGGCTTGCGTTTTGGCTTCTCTTCTTCTGCCGGTTTAGTGTCGACGATGTCTTCACCTTCAACCGGTATTTCTTTCCCGACGCCAGTACCTGGGTCGACTTCAAGTACCTCTCCCGTAACCGACGCGTCTACAAGCATTTCACCCGCACGCTCAGTCGGCGGCACAGGGCGTTTCACACTATTCGCGGCAATCAGTTCATGCGCAACTACGAAACGTTCCAGTAATACCAAGAATTTCTCTAACATTTGTTTCTCTCCTCTCGTTTGGTATGAGCTAACTATAATAGTGAACTATTCACGTTGTCAATGGGCTTTTCTAAAATAATTAATATGGTACTATTCACATATCAACTGACTAAGGAGTAATTGACATGCAACCATCAGAACTAGGCATCCGTGTAGAACAACGCCGTAAAGAACTCGGTATCTCCCAGCGCCGTCTGGCTGTCCTGGCCGGCGTTTCCCAGGGCGCAATCAACCAGCTTGCACTCGGGGTAACTCAGGACGTCCGCCCGGCGACGCTGTTTAAACTGGCGGAAGTGCTGCAAGTAGACGCCAAGTGGCTGGCGTTCGGTGAAGGGGCTTAACGCCCCTTTCTTTTTATTGCACCTTTATCGGGTATCTTTTGCGAAACTTACCTAGCCCGCAGTACACGCTGTAAGCCTCTGTGTAGCTAAACACAACATGATACCCACGCCCATAAGGAACTACGTTAAGAACTTCTACTATTTCACCTCTGTGGTTGGTGTATTTATTACCTTTCAGTTCGTCGCTTACTTCTTTAAATTTACCGCTCATTCCAAATCCTCCTCTGTCACTGTCAGCATTTCATTCGGTTCGTATATTGTCTTTGGTCTTAATCTGTCACCCATCTTTTCCGGTATCCGGTATGTGCCAGGTATAACTTCACCGTTAACATCGCATCCGAGCATCAACTCACCGTCTTTCAGCATCTTCTCGAGATGATGGTTGGTGATGGCGTGGTCGCCCGAATTCGCCACTATCTGCCGTTGTGTAAAACCTCGTCCTGTGTCGTCTGACTGTTGCAGGTCTTCCAGTGCGGCGAGTATTGATTCCTTACGCCCTTCATCCTTTCCACGTTTTACAGTATTCTTTACGTTTTCTTTACCTTCCTTTGTCAGCCCTTCTTCCCGCTCTTTCTCCTCGTCGGTCTTAAACGGCTCGAAACCCCACGGCATTAACACAAGTGCCTTATGTGGTTCTGGCAGGTCAAGGTCTACGATTGTGCCGTATTCCTCTGTGCTGCCCAGGAACTCAACCGCGCGGTACTCTTTCGGCGGCGGCGCTTCACGAAACTGTACCGACTCCAGCACCATGCCAACAGTTTTCTGTTGAGGCCCGTGCTTAAATTTAGAGTGGTATACATTTATCCGACGGTCTGTTGCGCGTTCGATTGTCAGTTCCACGTCGACACCTGCATACAGCGCCCCACTGCCGCGGGCTTTCTTTCCACCTTTCGGCGTATGGTGGACAACGCCTACCGCGGCTTTAGTTGCATCGCGCACTTCTTTCAGGATGGCGATAACTTTGCCCATGCCGATTGCCGTTGATGAACTGTTCTCGTCGAACTTATCGATAGTCAGGGCCAGCGTCTGGTTGAGGGTGTCGAACGCGACCATGCCGATAGGCTCATCCCCCGCGGTTTCGCGCATTAGCTTAATCAGACTTTTCAGTTTTCCTACTTCGCCCATGTCGATGACATGCACATAATCTTTACCTTCCTCGCCATATTTAGCCGCGAGGGCATCAATACGTGTGCGCGTAGCTGCGCCCCCCTCACCATCTATATAGAAATGGTGGCAACGCTGGGTGTCCGCGCCTGCAAACCGGTATCCGGCGGCGCTAAGGTACATCATCCCCAGCGTATAGAACGATTTGTACGTGCCAGATTCCCCGACTATATCCCAGATACAATCTGACGGCATGTACCCTTCGACGACAAAATCAGCCTTTACCGGTTCCGGTAACTCGTCCTCCTCTGAGTCCTCGTCGTCTTCCAGGTCATCAAGGCTGCATGAAACGAATTCACGCGCACCCCAGCCGATTGCCTCAGCGACTTCACTGAACGGCAGCCCGGTCGCATCGCACGCGTACTTCCACACCTCTTTCGGTGACATGCCTTCGGTTGCCGTAATGTCGGTGTCGTGAATCATGGTTACGTTAGGTGCTTCGTACCCTTCACGCGGGAAGCACAGCAGGAAGTCGTCCGAACGCGGCGTCGGGTCGCTGTAGTTCTCTGCGTGTTCCGGCGTAGCTGGCATCTTAAGGCCACGTGGCGTCATGACACCGCCGTACTCAAACGCCAGTGCCTCGAACGCATCCGTAAACGCGGTGCGCAGTTCTTCCGGTATCTGGTAATCCGATGCGCTGCTGACGTCAACGGCGGGGATGTCTTCCAGTAACTCGTCCGGTTCAATCAGGTCGTTGCGACGCGACCAGATAACGGTAGCGCCAACAGGCGGAAGGTACATCGGTTGCGACAGAGTGAACCCGCTGCGGTCAGCACCCATGCCTTTGAAGAAGTGCTCAAGTAATCCATGGCGAACGCGGATGATGTCGCCGCCTTCAACCGGGCGTCCAAGAGGCATAACGACGCGAAAGCGCGGTGACTCCTCGGTATGCGATGCCGTGGTATAGAGGCACATGGCCCGGCGGCTGCGCTTAACCCGGCGCACCGCTTCCTGGTACTCTTCCGGTGTTGCGCTGTCGAAGTCCAGATACGCCAGCGACGATTTGCTTACAGACGCGTCGCAGCGATAGAAAAAGCCTTTACGCGCTTGCTTAAAGTCACCTGTTTCAGGGTCTTTTACGGTGCTGTGCGTAGAGTCACACGCGGCAGTGATATAGCCAGACGCGGTCTTCGGGTTAATTCCGTCACGGACAGCATCAAGCGGCTGGAGTAGCTCTTTCAGGTCGTCCAGTGTTGCCGTGTGAGTGGTTCTGACGTTTATATCCTTTTTCTCTGCCCGCGCGTTGCGACGGGACCACGAGTAGGATAAAATTACATCGGACATGTTGTATATTCCTTCAGCAAGTAATTTGGCCTCGGCGTTCACCGCGTCGGGGCTTTCTTTTATTCCAGGTCTTCTAAAGTAGCGGTCATTCCACGAACTTCTGCAACGGCGCTATATTTCCCGCCAGTGTTTTTCACGACACCAGATTTAACCAGTACCCTCAACGACCCTTCAATAATGGCGGAACTATAGTACCTAAAATAACTACGGCGCAAGTCGATAACGCTGCATGACCCTTTTTTGCGGGTTAACGAAACAACTGCCGTAAATACGCGTGACTGGAACTCGGTCATTTTACATTCTCCTTAATCCATGCTTCCACTTTCTCCGGGTCAAACGTACCTGGCTGACGTCGGCCCATAATGCGAATACAACAATCCGGGAACTTCCCACTCTTTAACCAGTTATTCAGTGTGCGGCGAGTAACCCCGATGCGCTCAGCTACCTCATTCTGTGTCATCTTTAATCTCCTTAATTGTTTCCCGCGCGAACGCCGTAGCTGTGCGATATTTATTAGGGCAGTAGTATCTGCTCTCGTTATGTCCGTTAAACCACGCTTCTATCAGCAACTTTTCCAACTGTTCTTCTGTCAAAGTAACCATTCTAAAACCCTCATTATCAGTTAACGAAATCAAGTATACATTGCGAATAATGGGAAATCAAACATAATCGCACCTATTGACATTATGAAAATCTTCGTTTAAGGTGCTTCTATATCTTAGTTACTTTGATTCCTGTTCACCTTGTAAGAATGTTTAACCCGTGCGTCAAGCAAAGGGTTAAACACAGGCTTACTGAACATGAGAATTATTGTAACTTTCCTTTCTAAGTATCTCCGGTTGCCCTGGGCAAGCTCTATTATCATCGGCGGCATATCTCTTAAGTATCTGATTTTCTTAATGTGCCGTAGATTCGCAACCGTAAAAATGTAACGATTATTGGGCAGGCCTTAAGCCTGCCCTTTAGTTACCAAGTAATAAGAATAAAGGCGCAACCTTCCCTAAAGAATCACAACGGCAACGTAACCATTTTCAATGAATCTCTTGCACACCCCAACATAATAGGATACTATTCACTCATCGAAACGAGACATAGGAGTGAGGGTTATGTTTAAGAAGGGTCAGTTGGTGAAATGTGCCGACGGTAAACACGGTGTGATTGAATTAAAATCCGCTTTATTTCCGGGAGAGTACGTAGTTACTGTGCAAAAGGTGAGAGGAGTAAATTCGGTGGTATACGTAGCGGAAGAGAATTTAGAACTCATCGGCAACAATTTTAAATTCAAAGGGGCGAAGTGATGGAAGAATTATTTGAAGAACTGAAACATCATAGACTGGAGAAAGTGCATTTCCAGGTAAACAGATACGAGGTTGTTTTATTAGACGGCCCGACTATTTCTTCCGGGACATGTGAAGACCTGCTAAAAGTTTTACGTGCGCTCCGAACGGCATCGAATCATGATGCTCGTGCCGACGACTCTGAGGGAGGTTGCCGTGTTAAGTAATATTTTAACCGTTTATGCGGCGCGGGGGTTGGTATGAGAGAAGCATTTGAACGGTGGGCCGTCGTCGAGGGTCTGCCGGTTAACAAGGGTTCAAAGAAAGAGTACCTGAACGTTAAGACGCGTCTCGCGTGGCGGGCGTGGAAAGCTGGTGTGCAAACTGTGATGGGTAGGGGGTGAAATATGAGTAAGTGGATTAAGTGTAGTGAGCGGATGCCGGGTGATTTTGAAGATGTGCTGGTTACTGATGGGGTCTACGTAGAAGTTATGTGGTTAGACTGTGATGGGTATTGGGATAGTTGGATAGAGCCGTGGGAGGTTACGGTAGACCGGGAAGATATAACTCACTGGATGCCGTTACCAGAGCCGCCGGAAGTGTGATGAATGTGAGGTGATTTATGAGTAAGTGGATTAAGTGTAGTGAAATGCTGCCCGGTAATGGGTGTACAGATAAGGAGTTCCTGGTGTATGAAACGTTGAATAACGCAGTTCAGCACGACTATTACATTGTCCCTGGCGACGAGAGAAAGCCGTTCTGGAATCACTACGGTAAGTACGTGACCCACTGGATGCCGTTACCTAAGCCTCCGAAAGTGTGATGTTCAATAGTTTGTGATTTTACTGAGTGACTTACGCTGCTACACAGCAGCGTATCATTTTTCTCATTTTTGTTCTATTTCACCAAACGCAACAAT